GCTCAAAAAAATGCCCAGACAAGCCGGGCAAAAAGGATTTTCATAGGCAACTGCAAATCCTCAATTTAATTTACTCTTATCTTTCCCAGAAATCAAGGAATTATTCTCATCAAAGTTAAATTCTTTGATTTGTTTAGCCAGAAACTGGTTGTTGCCTTCACCCTTGTAGCCAGAAGCGTATGCAGCCCTAGCAACTGACAAAGCTTTTGCCTTACTGTCAAATGGTCCCTTAGAACCCCAGAACCAGCCTGATTGTTTCTTGACTAAAGGCATTACTTCAGACGCTTAAGCTTGAAAATGGTGTGGCGGCACAATTCTGAGATGCTGTCCACAAGGTTTTGCACTTCGCTGTCCTGCGGAAAGCCGGCCTTTCTACGCATCAAAGTGACATTGCCGTAGATATAGTCAACAAGTTCCAGAGGATTTTTCCCCAGAAAAAGTGCCTTTCCGTCCAGAATTATTTTTGACTCATCCTGAAGGCAAGCCTCGATAACGCTGTCGGTTAGCTCTGGAAGCTCAGAGTAAAAAGTACCCATTGCTTCATGCGCTGCAAAGGAGCCAGTGCCTAGGGTGTTCCAGTGTTGAACATGGGCAGCAGCAGTACCCAGCACAAGCATTGATGCGAACTCGCTGACAACATCAGCTTGGGCTTCATTAACACTGAACTTCATGGCGTTCTCCTTTACGCAAATTGTAGCCCAATTTGAGGATGCAAGTGTTCCCTGCCGGCACTAGTAATCATCCACACAACCGCATTCTTATTGGCTTTGGTCTTCCTACGCATACCGCTATCGTGTACAAATCCGCTGTCAAACAGGGTGACACGGCAGGGGCGGTAGCTGTTGCCCTCGATGCCCAACAACTCTTGACCCTCTTCGTCTGTGAGGCCAAGGCTGCACTTCTCGATGGTAGCCAGCAATGACTCAGATTTAGCATTGAACTTAGGCGCAATGGCAATGGCTGATGCCACGCTGGTGTCGCTATGATGTTGATGGGGCGGTAGGTCTGAGTCCAGCTTAATCTTGCGCTCTTTGATGTTGGGCATGGTTAAGGCAATTTTCAAAGCTATTTTGGCTTTACCTATGTCCTCATAGTGCATTGTCTCAAATGCTTTGAGGGCCAGTTTGATTGCTTTGTCTTTGGTCATATGTCAGCCATCCCAGACATGAGTTTGTTGTGGTGCTTGATGATTTCCATTTCCACTTCGACTATTTGCTGAGTTAGCAAGCAGTCAAAGACATCTACGCCTTCGCAATAGACGGACATTACTTCAATTACAAAGTCATTACGGTCACCATTAATTTCGTAATTAACTGTGACTACCGCTCTGCCGTCACCAATGAGGGTTTTGTATTCTCTTGTCATATTTTCTCCAATGCCCAATCGAGCAGTTCTTGTTGTGTCACTCCATAGTACTTAACAAATCCCTTGCTGCCAAGTCCGTGGAATCCTTTATTGCCCCGATGGTGGTCTACACACAACGGTATCAATGTTTTGTAGTCGCCCTTACCCCAGCCACCCTCACGCAAATGGTGAAGCTCGACAGGTCCGGCTTCGTGGTCGCCATGTAGGTGATAACACAAGGCACATCCCATTTGCGCCAGCTTGCCTTTATGAATAATCTCCGCGCTCTTCAATGGTGACTCCGTTAGTTGTTGCCCAGTACAAAAGCCATTCAGTAAAGCTCATGCCCTGCTCCTTAGTGAACCGCCTAGACTGCATGCCAAGCTGAACTATGCGCTCACCATCTAGGCTAGGCGCAAGCTTACTGATGTTTGTTTGGCCTGTCTCGCTGGACCACTGGTCAATCAGGAATCGCTTCCATGACTCAGCGTTCCAGCGGGAACCTAGGTGCTGTGCCTGTTTAGCAATCTGCCCAATGATTGCGTGGTACATTTTCTCTTGGTCGCGAGACTTTGGAGCTTCAGTTTGCACGGAGAACTCCAATTGCCCTTAAAGCGGCTTCAGGGCCATCAACACGGCACAAAGTACCTCCGTACCAATTATTAAAAAAATCTTCTTGTAGGGCCGTTAAATGCTTCCTAGGACCTACTTTGATCTCCATCAGGAATGTTTGGTCACGAAAGCCTACAAGTAAATCCACGGGTAGGCCAATAATCCAGACATAAGCCCCAGCAGCACGAAGGGCAGACACCACTGCATCTTGGTTTGCATCGACACGGGCAGCCCTTCTCATTGCTTATTCCATAGCCAATAAACAATTGACCAAAATGTTGCCAACAGAATGGACAAGATTGAATAAATTGTTTTGTTGGTCATACACTTATTTTTTGCAGTGCAGCTTGGAGGCCAGCTAACCCACCGACACGCTGGTCATTGATAAAAATCTGAGGCATCTGTCTGGCATCAGGGAATTCCCTAAGTAAGTTTTCCCATCGTTTTCCAAGCTCTACATCGATTTCAACATATTCGATGCCTCTGACATCTAACAACTGTTTGGCAGCTATGCAGTTAGGGCAGTTGCTTTTGGTGTAAAGGTTAATGTGCATTGTTTTCATGGCGTTGTAAGAGTTTATAAATTCCACATATGAGGGATGAATCCTAGAAGTTGGATCTTCAACATACCGTTTTGCTCTTTTAGCTTTTCTAATTAATTGGTAAATGCGTTGGACACCAATTAAATAAAATTCACTTAATTTTTTTGCCGGCACATTGTTTTCGTAATCCTTAAATATTGCTATATCTCTCAACCTATTTTTTGCAGTCATTCCAATCTCCCTTCGCGCATATCGCGCATGTATTGTCTTATCCTTGCTGGAGCATTTGTCCCATACAAGCGTTCCGTACTTTCTATTGCTTGGTTGACCCAAATCTTGTCTTTATTTGATTGATAAGTACGAAAGAGCATTCTTGCCATACCCATCTCTAAAACTTTTCTGTCTGGCAATGGTCCAGATACTTTAGGAAACTTCTTCGGCAGCATTTAAAACCCACATCTTTTTGTCTTTCACAATTTTCTCATTTGTGGATAGATGTGCCAAGACGCTATGAACCTGTCTCCATGTCCAGCCAGTGATGTCGATGAGTTCTTGACGGGTAAGGCCACCATGCTCCAAGAGCTTTAGCATTGCGTATGTGCGGGTCATCTGGGGGAATCCTCATAGTTGTCAGGGTTAAACTTAGGCTGCTTAGTGCCTTTGTCTTTTGGGTTTGGAAAAGGTGGAAAAGGCCAGTTCATGCTTTTTTCCTCAGTTCTGCCATACGAGCCAGTTCCGCAAGGGTAGGTGGTCTGGTTATCCGTTCATCAGCTTTAATCTTCTCCAAGGCAGCGTCAGGCTCATTGGAAGCTGGAACTGTGAGCCTACCAATGTCAGCAGGGTTTTGCTTTGGCGACTTCTGGTTCCTCACCCAGTTTCTCCATGTTGCTTGCCAATCAAGCTTCACACCATCCTTGCCCGGCTTGGCACACCAAAAATCTCTGAACTGTTCAGCAACCTGTTTAGCATTAAGGTCTGGTCTTTCCTTGTTTGCCCAGTATTCCCAATCATCTGGAAGAATCCAGTTGGTGGCGAGGCGTGAGCCGCGCTGTGACCTCTCTACAATTAGTTTTTGGTTATTAGTTTCTAGTTTATAGTTATTAGTTGCCTTAGCGTTGGGTTGCGAGTCGGAACCCACTGGGTTCTTTCTACGCCCACCAAGCTTGCCATTAGCCCTATTCTTCTCTGCCATCGCGTGGTAATGCTCAATAGTTTCCTGACAACGGGCATTAAACCAACCATCTTCATGCTGCTCAAACATGTCCACTAAGACACATTTAATCACTTCGGCATCCACTCGGATGCGTCTGGCAACCCACTGGGTATCCAATGGGATTTTAGTTTCCATGTCGTAATACATGTCCAGAAGTCTGCGATAGGCCAAATCTTCTTCATTGGACAAATGAACTGTTGCTGACCGATAGTCGGCAATGTTGAACTGAAAGTAGTGCATGATTTCCGCTTTTTAACAAACCCTTAAAAGAAACTGCGGCAGGAGAAGGGTTAACTCTTTTCAGTTGGGTAGCAACTCCCAACCTAGCCGTGTTTCAAAAATTATACTCTACTGGGCGACCTACGATAGTCCTGTTGCTTTGGTGCAACACTGCCTAGGTGGTAGTAATTGCAATGTGGGCATTTGTAGATTGCCAAACCTGTTTCCCTACGCCTACTGCTAATCATTTCAGCAGCCGAATGCGTAGGGTATTTAAACTTTCCCAAACACTGGGACTCTTTATCGGTGGTGTATGTCATGCTTTCCCGTAAACATTAATTTGTGCAAGGCTCTGAAGCTTCTTATTACTTTTCATTTCCAGCATCTTCAAAGTAGACATCATATTTGCTTTTTCTTGCTTTGTAAAAATACTTGATGGACCACTGTAGTCAAAACCAGACTTTACCTTATTGTCATCAAGTGTTAATTTTGGTTCACAAAGTTGATAGAAAGGTACTGTTCTTGTTTCCGTGCCAAAGTGTTTTGTTTCAAAGTGCGACAACACAATTAACTCATCTGCTACCAATTCATCGCGTATCTTTTTAACATCAACTTCTCTGAAATGATGCTTGATTGCATCACGCACTTTTCGGTATGACTGTGCGCCAGCTTGTAGTCGCGTAAGAAACATTTGTTTGGCATGGTAGTGTGACAATTAAAACTCCTTTGTGTTGAGGGAGCGAAGAATACCAGAGTTGCTAAAAATCAACACATCAATAAAAAATATATTTACATGTGTGAAAAATTTGCTACAGTGGAGGTTCTTTAACAACAGGAGATGTCCTTATGCACACACAAGAACTTAGGCGCAAAGCCCGTGAGCTTTACAACAACGCTTTAGTTCCAGCATCCACAAATCAACACAACCAACGCAAATGGGTTCGCGCCATTTTGAGGCTTGGTGACAAGTGGTTGCATGCTAAACATATTCAACGAATTACTTAAATATAGGCACTCAGCAAGCCTTTTGATTGCTGTTTTTTAACTGGAGAATGAAATGGGATTTATTGCAAAAGATAGCGGTGGCGAAGGTAACTTCAAAAAGGTTCCACCGGGAGTTTATGTGGCTAGATGCTACTCACTGATTGACATGGGTACGCAAGTATCTGACGGTCAATACGGCTCAAAAGAGCAACACAAAATCCGCATTGGATTTGAAATTTTTGGCGAAGATGACAATGGAAATCCGCTGACCATCGATGTTGATGGCAAGCCTATGCCCCTTACCATCAGCAAGACATACACACTGTCCCTACATGAGAAAGCTGGCCTCCGCAAGGACCTAGCTGCATGGCGAGGCCGTGACTTTACTGAAGAAGAAGCCAAGGCATTTGATGTGTCTAAGCTCATTAATGCTTATTGCATGGTCAATGTCACAACCAGTGAGAACAATGGCAAAACATACACCAACATTGCCGGCTTAACACCTCTTCCACAGGCCCTGAAAAACGCCAAGCCAGCACCTGTGCATGAGCCTGTGATGTTTGATTTGGATGAGCCTGAGTGGGAGATTTTCCAGAGCTTGCATGAGAAGCTTCAAGAGACAATCAAAAAGTCACCAGAGTTTGCTATGGCTGCTGGTAATGCTCCACTCACAGAAGAGGCTCCATTCTGATGACAAGCCTATACGAACTCGCTACAGATTTTCGCAACCAGCTTGATGACCTCTTTGATGAGAACGGTGAGGCGACTCCAGAATTTGAAGAGTTTCGCATGCAGCTTGGCAACAAAATCAATCAGGTCGCTGCTTATGTGCTTAACTGTGAATCTGATGCTGCTCAGTGTAAAGAAGTAGCTGACAGAATCCTAGCCCGTAGAAAAGCGTATGAGCGCAAAGCAGAGAGATTGAAGCTTTACCTTGCCGAGAACATGCATGTGGCTGGAATCACCGAAATAAAGGCTCACGATAGCTCTTTCGTTGTGAAGCTTTATCCTAGACGAGATGAGTCAGTTCAGATTGATGACGGGATTGTTTTTCCTATTGAGCTTTGCAACATTCGAGCACCAGAGCCAAGCAAGACCAAAATCAAAGCTGCCATCCTAGCCGGTGAACCAATCATTGGAGCTAGGATTATCACGAAAGACAGGTTGGTTATAAAATAATCATGGGGGGAAAGCTGTGCAAATGCTTTCAAGCTTGCGGACGAGCAGTTAGTACCCCCGCCTAACTTATAAACAGGGCCTTCTCATCACTACGCCTGTTTAGCAAGCCTTTAAGGACCTTGCCTCCTGCCATGCAATATTTCATCAGTTCTTCGGCAGCACCTTCTTTATCGCCTCTGAGCAGCTTTTGACGAAGCGTTGAACGCTGGAGTGTTCCAAGACCGACATTGAAACTAAAACTAACGAGAGCATCAAACATACCCTGTGTGAGATCACAAGGGCAGAAAGTATGCACCCCACGCTCGAAGCGTTGCAAATCAGACTTAAGGATTCCATTGACTTCTTCCTCTGTTAGTTTCCTGTCCCAGCCTTCAGGAATAGGTAAGGCTTTACGCTGCTCAATAGTTAGCCTTGCATGCTCTGGAATAATGACATGGCCCACGCCAATCGTCCACAGGGCTGCTGGGCATTGATAAGCTTTGAACCGCACACCCTCATGGTGGCGAATCATGTGGATGGCTTTGTCAGATACTTTCACGATTTGCCAAACGCTCTGCCACCAAAGTGGAATGTAATGATGGCTGCAAACATGATGCGAGTATCTTCATCCCACAGCATCTCAGCCATCTCAGTAAACGGTGCATCAGTGCGCCAGCCGTGAATAAAGATGCCTATATCAATTAGGACAAGCAACAGGAAAAAACCAACTGTCAGCAGAGAGCGAGTAGCCGCCCGTAGGTTAGTTACCCAGACAGAAGCACCCTTACCAATCTCTACATCATGGGCATAGATGGCTTGCATTTCAGCTTGCTGTGCGCCAATGATGACCTGTGCCGTCTGAGCATTGGTCTGCATCTCAATCTGGTCGGTGTGGATGGCCTCAATGCGCTCTTGTGCTTCTAGACCAGCCTTTCTTAACTCTAGCTCACGCTCAATCTGCATACGGGCCATGTCAAGTTCATGCTTTTTATCTGCTTTATCCTGAAAGAATTCAAGGAACTTAGGTGTACCCGACATTAAAAAAGAGATAAGGGTTGAAAGTAGGGTCAGCATTATTTAATTCCAATCTTTCCAAGCAGTAAATTCACAATTTTGTCGGATAAATCATTTGGCAGAAATTTAAGAAACCCAAGAAACCATAGTGCCACACAACCATAAACAATGATTTTGAGGCATAGGTCAAAGGTCTTTTGATATTCATTCATCGCCCACACCGTGTCTTAGCGCACATATCTTGAATTTCAGATATGCCAAACGCTACTGCTAATCCAAGCAAGATCAAAACAAAAGCACCAGCCACAATAGCCATTTGCTCTTCTTGCTCTTCCTTTTTCTTTTTAGCATCTGCTTTGGCTTGACGGGCAGCATGGGCATCTTCAACATCCATTAATTGCGCCCGTTCTTTAATCTTGTTCCACACATCAATCTTGCCAGACTGCATGAACAACATCTTCAGTTCTTCTTCAAATGCTCTGGCTTGCTCTAAGGCCATCTCAATCTGGATGGCTGTTCCCATGTTGGAACCACCAGACTTTTTAGCGTGTACCATAGCCTTGGTGGCAGTACTCTTGGCATCAAACATTTTCCCAATCATGGGAGCCAAGGAGCCTAAGTCATTAGCAACCTGTGCGGCTTGCTTGACCGTCTTAATGGCGGCTTGTATGCCAGCTAAAGCCGTTATGGGATCAATCATTTACGCTCTACCTTTTGCCACTCAAGACACACAACCTTGCGGTTATAAACATCACCCGTCCATGCCCAACGGATACAACGATATTCTGTCTTGTCAGAAGCAGCTTGTGAAACTGAAAAAAAGATCACAAGCAACCAGCGCATTTATCCCCACCCTGCCCAAGCAATGATGTATGTGCAGAACACAACAAATGCCGTAATACAGACCGCAGCAATTAATGCTTCGGCCCAATCTCTCATTTTAGATGCACCAGTGAAGAATATATGACACCTGTCATGCCAATCAACATAGCACCACAGGCTTTGATAATGATGCCTTCTAGGCGTTTAATCCTTGCACATAGCATCTCATAGCGCAGTGTGCAGATTTCTTCATGGGCTTCCAACGGTGTCGGCATGTTCTACCTTATCAAAGGTTTTAAAGTCACCAGACATCCATCCACGATTGTTTAAAAGACGCTGGTCATTAGGTGCTAATTCTATAGCTTTCTCTAGCAATTCGCCAGCTTCTTCCTTAAGTCCCATGTGCCATGCAGCAATGGAAGCTAGGTCATATGGCTTTTCACCCCAGACGCTTGGGTCCATTGTGTAAACCAGTGCTTTATCTTTGATTTGCAAGGCAGATTTGGCTGCTGAATAGCATTCAATCCAGTTAGCTTGCATGTAGGCAAACATAGCTAATTCGCACCAAGGCTCTCTAGTGTTGGGGGCTTCAGCCACAGCCAGCCTGTACCACTTATGAGCTTCCCAATGCTGGTTTAAATGCTCATGTGCTTTGCCCAATAAGCGCATGGCATAGCACCGTTCATTGGACCAATTAGCTTCAGGCATGGCAAGGTACTTATTCAAGGCCACAACAGCATCTTGCCAACGATAGTAGAAGGTTAGCTCTCTAGCATGATAAAACGCATTACGGGGGCATCTAGGGTCTTCTGCAACAGCCAACTCAAGCAATGGCATGTACTGACCACGAGACTTTGTGTTGTCTGGCAAATGCCTTACAAGCAGCATGTCCGTTTGAGCATAGATTTCATTGGTCCTGTTATCTGGCCTTGGATATTCATGGACAGGATGATGCCAGTGGTAGCCTGTACGGTGGTGAATCTTTTCGTAGAAAAAACTGATGCCACAACCCCAATCAAACTTGTAGCGTAGCCTTGTTGTTTGCTCTGTCCAGACACGCTCAATTTCCTCGCGCCAGTTCGGTTCCATGACTTCATCCAAGTCTAAGGAAATGCAAACATCAAAGTCTCTGGGAATCAGGTTTAAAGCAGTATCACGGGCTTTATCAAATCGCCAAGGGCTAACGCATATATCGTGAACAACTGCACCATTGCTAATTGCCCTAGCAACCGTGCCATCGGTCGAGCCAGTATCAGCAATCAAGATTAGGTCGGCATCTTTAGCCGAATCACAAAACCTATCTACAAACTGTTCTTCGTTTTTGCATATTGCGTAAACTGCTATCTTTAATTTTCTTGTCATGTTTTATCCTATTTATGCCGTATATGTTCCGCTTGAAGTAAATGTGTGATATGTGTAGCCACCAGTTGTAACAATAGTTCCTCCAGAACCTTTTTGTGCGCCTGAATAACGAACAATTACAATTCCTGAACCACCTGCCGCACCAGTTACACCACCAGCGGCATTTGTTCCACCACCGCCACCGCCACCTGTATTTGTAGTTCCAGCAACAGCGGCAGAAGTAAATCCACCATTGCCACCGCCACCAGTTCCACCAAGAGCAGTTGCGCTTCCGCTTGAATTACCGCCACCGCCACCGCCACCAGCGTAATAACCTGAAGCACCCGTAGAAGTAGCAGTCGCCCAAGTTGAATAAGTATTTGTGCCAATACCACCAGTACCACCATTACTGTTTGCACTTGCCGCACCTCCTACTGCGCCAGCACCGCCACCACCACCGCCAGCACCTGAAGCACCAGCACCACCTGTATTTCCTTGACCTGAAGTGCCAGCACCACCAACACCACCGCTTGTATTTCCTGCACCACCACCGCCTGAACCACCTGCGCCACCTGCTTGAGCATTAGTCGTTGCACCATAACCACCACCAATTGCGGTGAATGATGAAAAAACAGAATTATTACCAGCACCACCAATTGCACCGCTTGTTCCAGCAGTTCCACCACCACCAATAGTTACTGTATATCCTGTACTTGAAATAACAGTTGTAGTTGTAGATAAAACTCCACCTGCACCACCTGCACCACCATTACTTTGTCCTGAAATACCTGCCGCACCACCACCGCCACCAGCAATTACTAAATATTCAACAGAATATGTTGGCAAACTAGCCATTGCAGTCCAAGCAGAATTACTAGCATCCCACCACTCAGGATAACCAAGCGTTGTATTTAATCCCCATTGACCCGCTGACGGAGATGCAGGGCGACCCGCAGTTGTCCACGATGATGGGGTCATCCCCTTTGTTCCGTCAAGCACGATAGGCATAGTTATTCCTTAAACAGCTTCAACAATTTCAACCCAAGATGTTGTCGCTTCATCCCATGTGTAACGCTTGCCATCAGTAGGATAAGCAACAGGGCAAACCCACAAGCAAGTGTCATCATTCAATGTCCATGATGCAAATGGTTGCGGAGGAATAAACGCATCGCGTGTGCGGTCGTATGTGTAACCAACACCAGCGTAGTTTTTACGCAATGGCGTACCACCATTAGCGTGAACACCGCCATGTGTGTTGTATGAAGTTTGAATCCACTCGCCCGGACTTGTGTCCACAAATGTTCTAAAAAATTCAGGTTCAGCAACAATAACTTGCGAAACCTTGCCGTCAACTACTTTTGCAAAATGACTCAATTTGATTCTCCTTGAAGTTTAAGCCGTGTAAGAGCCTGATGATGTAAATTTGATAATAGTGTTTGAACCGCTAGTTGTTACAGTTGGTGAACCAGTTGTTGTTCCTGTGTAGTAAGCAGTTGGCACAGAAAGAATTACAACACCTGAACCGCCCGCAGACCCTGCTTGATCTGCCGCACCATTATTTGCCGCACCACCGCCACCGCCACCTGTATTAACAGTTCCAGCAGTTCCAGTACCATTGTTATTTGAACCAGCACCGCCACCACCTAAACCGCCAGTTCCAGCAGTACCAGCACTAGGATACGCAACACCACCGCCACCGCCACCGCCAGCGTAATAAGTAGCAGTTCCAGTTATTGATGATGAAATACCAACACCACCATTTCCACCAACACCCGCGCCTGTGCCATCAGCACCAACTGCGCCAGCACCACCACCGCCACCGCCAGCGTAATAAGTAGCAGTTCCAGTTATTGATGATGAAATACCAACACCACCATTTCCACCAACACCCGCGCCTGTGCCATCAGCACCAACTGCGCCAGCACCACCACCGCCACCACCGCCTTGACTATTTCCAGTTCTTACACCTGAACCGCCAGCATAGCCTTGTCCTGATGTGCCAGCACCACCCGCAACTGTTCCACTTCCCGGAGGGCCACCACCACCGCCTGAACCTCCCGGATTACCAACTCTACCCGCACCACCGTTATAAGCAAAACCACCGCCACCGCCACCTAAAGCCGTGATACTTCCAAAAACTGAATTACCACCTGTTCCACCTACAGTTCCGGGAGAACCCGCAGTTCCAGCAGTTCCACCAGCACCAATAGTTACAGAGTATGTTGTTCCAGATGTAAGACTAAAACCACTAGCAGTAAGCAATCCACCAGCACCACCAGCACCAGCGGCAGTAGCCGCATTTTGCGCCCCGCCTGAACCACCACCGCCAGCAACAACTAAATAAGTTGCTGAGTATGCAAGATTTGCAATAGTGACCCAAGCACCACCCGCATAAACTTCATAGACATTTAATGTTGAATTCCATCTAGTCATGCCAGCAACAGGACTAGATGGTCTTTGTGCCGTAGTACCTGATGGAACAGTAAATGCACCCGTATTATTTCCCGCAGTCACAATACCTGATGTGGCTTGTAACTCTAATGTGCCGCTACTATCTGCGGTGCTTTTTAAACCAGCAGAACCCGATACAACACCATCATCCGCTTTTACTATTGCAGTCATGCCGTGTAACTCCCTGATGATGTAAATTTAATTACTGTATTTGTGCCGTTTGTAGTAATTGTTGGGCTACCTGTTGTAGTGCCTGAATAACTAGCAGTTGGAACAGAAATAATAACTACGCCTGAACCGCCTGTACCTGTCGCAGGAGAACCAGCACCACCGCCAGCACCACCGCCACCAGTATTTGCGCCTCCAGCACCACCGCCAGTAGCCGCATTAGCAGGATAACCACCGCCTCCAGCACCGCCAGTACCACTAACATTACTACCTAAACCTGCACCACCACCACCATAAGCAACAGAACTTCCAGTAATTGAAGATGTTGCACCATCTCCACCGTTATTTCCTGAGCCATTTGCACTTGAACCAGCACCACCACCAGCACCAGCACTACCAGTTCCTGTGCCACCTGTAAAATCAGCATTAGAACCACCTATGGAAGTTGCGCCATTTTGTCCATTACCACCTGTTGAACTTAATATGGTTGAACCACTAACAATAGTAGAAGTTCCACCATTACCAGATGTTGCCCCTGAAGTAGTGGTGCAAGTACCGCCAGCACCTACTGTAATTGTATAAACTGTTCCCGGAGTAAAAGTTGTTGACAATGTTTTTAATGTGCCACCTCCACCGCCACCGCCATAATAAAGACCATTAGTTCCACCCGAACCACCACCGCCACCACCTACAGAAAGAAGTGAAGCAGAATATGAAACTGTTGCTGTAATTCTTGCCCAAGCAGTTCCGTTATAAACTTCTAAAGTGCTTAAAGAAGTGTTGTAACGCATCATTCCTGTAACTGCACTAGAAGGGCGTTGTGCCGTAGTTCCTACTGCAACAGTCAATGCACCAGTAGCACTAACAGTAGCAATGCCACTATCAGGCGTTAAAACAATGTTGCCCGTTGTGTCACCAGTTGACACCAATGCCGTAGTTGATGTTGTACCCGCACGAATTTCACTCATGTCTTTTCCTTAAATGATGACCCAACGCTGACCGCTTGCAACAGTCACCGTGTAGCCACTAGCAATTGTGATTGGGCCAACTGAGAAACCATTAGAGCCACTTGCAACAGTTTGGTTTGCAGTTACTTGATCTAAGTTCTGAATGATTGGGCCACCACCAGCAGATGCGCCTGTAGGACCAGTTGGGCCAGAAGTTCCAGTTGTACCTGTTGGGCCTGTAGGTCCAGCAACAGTTGAATTAGCACCCGTTGGCCCTGTAGGTCCGTTTGTACCATTTGCGCCCGTTGGACCTGTTGGCCCTGCCACGCCTTGAACGCCTTGAATGCCCTGAATACCTTGTGGTCCAGTAGGTCCTACATTGCCTTGAGAACCTTGTGCGCCCGTAGGTCCTGTTGGGCCAAGTGCGCCAGTTGCACCCGTGCTACCTGTCGGGCCTGTCGGCCCTGCAACGCCCTGTGCGCCAGTAGGTCCAGTTGCGCCTTGTGCGCCAGTACTTCCAGTAGGACCTGTTGGTCCAGTATTCCCTTGGCTGCCCTGTGCGCCAGTAGGGCCAGTTACACCTTGAATGCCTTGTGCGCCAGTAGGTCCAGTAGGACCGACATTTCCTTGTGGTCCCGTAGGTCCTAAGTCGCCTTGCACACCCTGTATACCTTGGATGCCCTGTGGTCCTGTAGGTCCAACTGCACCAGTAGGGCCTACTGCACCAGTAGGACCAATAGCACCAGTGCTTCCTGTGGGACCGGCTACACCTGTAGGGCCTGTGGGGCCAGTGTTACCAACATTGCCTTGCGCTCCCGTAGGACCTGTAGCTCCAATGTCACCTTGAACACCTTGTATGCCCTGAATTCCCTGTGGTCCAGTAGGCCCTGCAACTGTAGATGCCGCACCTGTAGGACCAGTTGGCCCTGCTACTGTGCTTGCCGAGCCTGTTGGTCCCGTTGGGCCAATTGCGCCAGTATCACCTGTTAATTCCATTAACCAAGATGTTGATGGGTTGCTAACCGCAGTGCCGCCATCATAAAGAATGTCAGCATGAACCGCAAAACCAAAACCACCCGCATATTGAATCAGCGTAATTTGTCCAACATAGTAGTAAGTTGAACCGCTTGTTGTGTCTATCAGGTTAATAAAGTTGCCAACCGCAAACGCACCAACATCAGCAACATACCAATTAACATTTGTGCCAATCAATGAACCATTGGTTGCAAATGATGGGTTAGTTGCTTGTGGTGTAAAGCCTAAACCTGTTGCGCCCGTGGGTCCTGTCGGGCCAACTACAGTAGAAGCAGCACCCGTAGGGCCAGTAGCTCCAGTATTTCCAGTAGAGCCTGTAGGACCTGTAGCCCCTATATCGCCCTGCACACCTTGAATGCCTTGTATGCCTTGAGGGCCAGTGGGGCCGACATAACCTTGTGGGCCTGTAGGACCGGCAGAACCAGTAGGGCCATTTTGTGTATAAGTGACTTGAGCAGCAGTCAGAATAATTGATGGTGTTCTTGGATATGTTCCGCTTGCAGCAATTGTTTCTAATTGAACAGTTGTGCTTACAGTCTGCCAATAAACTTGAATGTAATCATTAGCCGCCAAATCCAATACAAAATTAATAGTCAAAATCTCAGACGAGAATGCACTACCTTGTTTGTCAGGCACATCGTAATGTGAGTTTGTGTCTGCTAAATTTGTACCATTCTTACGCAACCATACTTGTGTTGAACCATTAGCAGTACTTGTATTTGTAAACTGCAATGAAAAGGTGATGCTATACACACCTGTTTGTGCAAAAGTTACTCGACTACCTGAAGCAATAGTTACACCACTATTGGAAGGATCAGAAGTATTAATTGTGATAACTTGAGGGGTATTGATAGCAACTATGGTTTGAGTTGTTGTATCCCAAAACGAACCCCAATTAGCAATTGCTCCACCAGCACCGGGGTTGCCCTGTGCGCCCGTAGGACCCGTAGCTCCCAATGGGCCTGTCGGTCCCGTATAACCAATATCGCCCTGAACGCCTTGAGGTCCAGTTGGGCCAAGGTTACCCTGAATACCTTGCTCACCAGTGGGGCCAGTTGGGCCTACAACGGTCGAATCAGCACCCGTTGGACCAGTGGGTCCAGTTGGGCCTGTTGCGCCTATGCTGGTGAATAAATACCAGCCACCCGCGACTCCGGGTATTTCATCAAGACTGACAGTTGGTGTTATCCATGTGCTGCCTAAATATGTAACCACATCATATGGTTGATAAGTGGTTGTAGATACCCAATCACCTGTGTATGTAAATCCTTGACCCGTGGGGCCAGTAGGTCCTGCAACAGTTGAATCTGCACCTGTTGGACCTGTAGGCCCAGTAGGGCCAACTTCGCCTTGAGTGCCGGTGGGTCCCGTAGGACCTGTATCACCAGTTTCACCCTGAATACCTTGTGGTCCAGTGGGGCCGTGGTCGCCAGTAGCACCTTGACTACCTGTAGGGCCTAAGTCGCCTTGTGGGCCTGTCGGACCTATATCACCTTGAGTTCCTGTGGGACCTGTCGGGCCGACATCACCCTGTGGTCCTGTGGGGCCTGTATCACCAGTATTACCTTGAATACCTTGGTCGCCCTGAATACCTTGAGGGCCAGTAGGGCCGTGATCTCCAGTAGCACCTTGAGAGCCAGTAGGGCCAATGTCGCCAGTTGGACCTGTGGGTCCTGCAACCGTACTGTCAGCACCTGTTGGTCCAGTGGGACCGATGTCTCCAGTAGGTCCAACATCCCCTTGAGGGCCGGTTGGGCCAATGTCACCTTGAGGGCCTGTGGGTCCAATATCTCCAGTAGGTCCAAGGTCACCTTGAGGACCTGTCGGGCCAATATCGCCTTGGATGCCTTGATCTCCCGTAGGACCAACTTCACCCTGAATGCCTTGAACGCCTTGAATACCCTGTATGCCCTGTGGACCTGTGGGACCTAAGTCACCCTGACCACCTTGGCTGCCAGTAGGTCCAGTAGCACCCGTAGGGCCAGCAACAGTTGAATCAGCACCTGTCGGGCCTGTGGGGCCAATATCGCCCTGTGAACCTGTAGGACCTGTGGGGCCAGCTACTGTAGAGTCTGCACCTGTAGGACCCGTAGGCCCTGCATTGCCTTGAGTACCTGTAGGACCTGTGGCTCCAGTAGAACCTGTGGGGCCTGTAGCACCTTGAGGACCTGTAGGACCAGAACCAGCGGGACCAGTGGGACCTGTAGCACCAGCCACAGAACGGTCAATCCGCAAATCAATGCGGGGCTGTGGTGTAACCTGAAGGTTTACATTGTTTCCATCAAGGACATTGACTTTGATGTTGCTCATACCACCACCACGCCATCAGAACGAACCAAAAATAACAGGAAAATTACACTGTCATCAGCCGGTGTTGAACCTGAAGCGGGAAAACTTACCATGATGCGGCCAGAAAAGCCTACAGGGTCTGTTGCATTAATTTCAAGCTCTGGGTCACTATTAATCAAGTCCCAAGCATCTGAGTCAATCACTAGCGTACAAGTGCCGGCTGGACCATTAATGTTGGTCACAGTCAATGGAATTGGTGTTGGTGTAGGCGTGTAATCTGAAATGTCAAAAGTCAGACCATTACGGGTATCAATAATGTTGGAAAGCTGCCTACGGACAATAGTCGCATCAATGGTTGCGTCTGTCAGATTAATAGGTGTAGTTGTGCATGCGACAGTGAATGTCAGATTCCAGTAAGTCTTCTGATTCCAGACTAGTTCACCCGCAAGAATTGGGTTATCAAATCCACTGACTTGTGCCAGCGTATTTTTATTAAAGATTGCCATGACAGTTCCCTGTACTCAGCTAGAACATCCGTGATTCCCACGGGCCAATGGTATATTGTCTTATGGCTATTCTAGCCCCTAGCGCGAATTGCGTCAATGGCTGTCCACAAACTATCTGGCGTAATTGCACCGCCAGTAGCCGTAATTAAATCACTGTAATCAGAATGTGCCTCTCGAATCAATTCATTTGTCATTGATTGACGGGCTTCTGTAATATCCACAATTCTAATATATTGATATTGTTGCGGTGCGTCAAAAACAAATCCGCTACTAGATGGTTGCCCTATCCCTATCAAAACATCAATATAAACACCTGAAAAATGTGTATAGGATTGAATTTCCTCATATCCATTTGTGGTTTGTCGCATCATTTTTCCTTAGATATAGCCGGGGAACCAAACAACCGCCCCGTCATTGGTTGAGACTTTAATCCATGCCGCCCGATTGGTTGGGTCAGTTGGTGCTGTGTTGTTATTTACAAAGTACAGATATTTAGCGTTTGTTGTTCCGCTTGCCACTTGCACAAAGTCAGCAGCAACTTTGCTTTGCAATTTATTGGCGTTTAAGTTTGTAACTTCTGTTGTACCAGAAATGGTCATGGTTCCAATAACTTGCAAACCAACACCGCCAGCAGTATTTTGTGCGCTGACACCGATGCCGCCTGAATTGTTTGTAGAAAACTGGCCTCCAACACCCGCGCTACTAGGTGTAAAGCCATAAACGCCAAAAGATGAACCCGTTGCTTTTGATTGTCCAAATATTCCAATATCTGCCGCGCTTGCTGAATTTCCTTTAACACTCATTGTCAAAGAAAACGCTGATGATGATGAGCCTGAAAATTCAGCATTACCATTGCCATAAAAGTTACCGGTTACGGTTAGAGCAGACCCGTCCCATTGCAAAGATTGAGTACTAGAACCAATGCTGAATTTATAGGTTGTACTTGAGTAACCTAAAAAGAAACCAGTTCCTGTGGCGTAAGCAGTTTGGCCTCCCAAGATTTGACCCGCAGAACCGATTGTCAGTGCGCCATCAACTGTGAGTGAACCAGTATTAACCGTGATTGCAGATAACTGACCAACCTTTAGGCTGCTAATGTAAGGGGCTGTCCAAACACTATTTGTGCCGTTATAGATGCCATCAGATTGATACAGAGAGTTATTGCTAGATGGATTTGGGTCGCTATCGTACCAAGTCACATTAAATGCAGCACCCCAAACCGCACTGGCTTGTGCGCCTGTTGGTTTGTTATCACCACTTACGCTAACCGTTCCCGCAACTGCAACGGGATTGCTTGCGATACGGGCATACATAATTCTTGAAGATGCGCCATTAGAACCAGTTGGCCCTGTTACAGATGCGCCCGTAGGCCCTGTTGCGCCCGGACCGCCCGTAGGTCCTGTAGCACCATTGGTTGCGGCATAACCCGCAGTCACAATGCTTGCACCCGTCCAATTAATTGTTGTTGTAGCCGTTCCCGCTGCTGCTGTTATAGGCACAGTTGCGGTGTACAAAATAAAACCTTGGCTTGGCGCAGCAGTAATTGTTGTTGACCATCCGCTAGGTGCGGTATAACCGCCCGTTGACCATGTGTAAGTGGTAGAGCCTGAAATGCTAGGCGTACTTAATGCCCACTGATAAACAACAGGCCGAGAAGTTTGAACGCCTGATGCGCCAGTGGGTCCCGTTACTGATGTACCAGTTGGACCTGTTGGACCAGTTACTGATGTTCCAGTTGGGCCTGTAGGACCAGCATTTGCCGTAGGTGTCCAAGTAAATGATGCGCTGGTTGGGCTTTTTGTTGAGCGACTTAATTCATTGCCAACAATATATGAGAAATAATAAGTTGCAGTTGGGCTTGCACCTGTTGGCAATACTTGATTTTTGAATGTGTAATAAGTGCTAGGCGTTACAGGCTCACCATCAATGCGTCCTGCTATTGTTAAAAGCAACCAATCAGTAGATGCGGGTGTTGCCGAAGTTGTGTAATAAAGCTCACCATAAGTTACTCGACCTACAGCAGGAATAGAAATCTGAACATTAAAGTTAGGTATTGCACTAGATGGATTGCTACTTGTAATAGTCGGAGCAGACAATGGGCTGAAATAACTTACGCTAGGCAAATTACTATTAGGCACAGGAGAAAACTGTGTGATGTCTGCATCATCATAAACTTGAGCGTTGTATTCGTTAAGCTCCAGCTTTGCTCCAAGACTTCCATCTGGCAACGAAGCCTCATTGACTTTCATCACACGAAATAGTTTATTGCTCCATCCGTAATCAGAATTAGTTACTGAAACAACAGTACCAGCATCAACTTGAATGCCATAGTAAGTAGTATTGAAAGAGACAATTAAGTCTTCACGGGCTTGCTCAAGCAATCTATTGGAAAGGTAACCAGCTTGAACACTATCATTAACCAAATCATAAGTAATGGAATACTTGTTGACAGGCTCATTTGGGTATAACAATATGCTTGGAGTTTCAATATTGATAAAGCTTGCTTGGTCACGGTTTTCTTTAAACGGAAACCTTGCTTCAATTTGATTTATCGAAGAAGTAATGTCAGTAGCACTTACTCGAATATCTCCAATGATGTTGTTATCATTAAAAGCATATGCGGTTGTTTCAGCCTTATTAATAACAATAGACCACTGACCAAGAGCAGCGTTGTAAGTCATCCATGAATCACATGCCGACATAATTCGGTCAAGGTTTGACAATACAGATTGACCAGCATCTAAAACGCCATTAATACGATATCGAGCTTGAGTTGAAGCCGCACCATTGCTATTTGTGAATGTAATGGTTGCATCGCTATAAGCGTTTAATGTAGCGACAACTGAACTATCAACAAAAGCCGTGTCAACTGCACCGCCATATAGTGGGTTTGTAATGTAGTCGTACCAGACATCGCCCGGCTTTGCCACGCCAGTACCATTTAAATAATGGCTGACATGAAATGTAATAGGAGATAAAGCAGTTGTGCCAGCATCTTGATTGTAAGCAATACGCACAATACAGAATGCAGTTCCATTCATTCTTCGGCTTGGGTTTACACCATCATATGCGCCAGAAATCCATTGCAATTCTGTAGGAATTCCAGCGGGTTCTGTTGGCCCCATAACCTCCCAAGGATAGCTAGAAGTGTTAAAACGAGTAACAGTACCCGCTTGATTAGATGTGTATAAATGAAGTTGAAGTCTTGACCTGTCAGCAATCTTTGTATCAATATTTCCAGAATCATCTGTCAGTGCAACAACAGTTGGACCATAAGCTGAATAGCCAATAACAAAAGTAGCATTTGAGCCAGCACCGCCAGTTACTCCAGCACAGTTATTTGGCGTTGTTCCATAGGCATATAAGCCAGCAGTTGTAATTGAAACACCTTTAATAACGCCACCAGAAACCGCTGTAACGGTTAATTGAGTTGCGGTTGTAGGCGTACCCCCAGAAAGCGTTAAAACATTTCCTACGGCATATCCTGTACCGCCATTAAAGATTCTGACACTGGTTGCACTTCCGCTTGCTGCAAATGTAATTAGGCGGTCGCCATAATACATATTGGCGCAGTCATAACTAAACTGACCATTAGGACTAATGCTTGATACTGCCAAGACATCAAACATTGTTTGCTGATCATTGCTTAGAACGGCATCTACAAAAGTACCACCCATAAAAGCTTCGCCATAAACAACTGGCAAAGCATTTACACCACTTGGAGGAATCTGTTGACGAACACCCATGTCCTGTTGAGTTTCAGGATTATCTGCAAAGACACGAGTAATAATTTGTGAGACAGCAAAGTTAACAGCAAAGGCCGCAGCAGTTAGTGCATAAGAAGCTGCTACACCAGCGGCTGTAGTGCCAACATATGCAGCAACAATCATTGTTCCGACCATTTTTATTCCTTCACAAAACTTGCAGTTACTGCTTCATAATCTCTTTTAGTGTAATCAATCCAAGGACCTTTTGAAGATATCGAGGTCACTATTAGATTTACATCACCACTCTTTAACATTTCCGTTCCTGTACGGTCAAATGCTTTCCACAATCTACCGCCTAATGTGCCATTGCGGTATTCAGGTTCAACCCACCACAATAGCTCATGTAATTCTTTAACTTGAGGACACCATACATTGTTTTGTTTAACAGCAATAATGGCTCCTCTCAAACCTGTATCAATGTAGATAAATCCTTTTCCTTGCATGATGCTAAACAACAATTGTTCAACATGTGCGGGATTGTGATTTTCTTGGTTACCAAGTATTTTGATTGGATTTTCATAAGCATATGCTTCAACAATCTCAAGCAATCTTGGTATGTCATATCTTGTTGCTAGTCTTATCATGGCCCTGCACCACCTCCAGTATCTGTTGTGGTTGTTTCACTTGCTTGTGTATTTGTTTGTGGTGGCTTGCCAAAATCAAAATACTGGTTTGAGATTTCAGCAACACGATTCATTGATGTATCGGCAGGATAAGTAAACTGCCAATTACTTTTATTTGTCTTCATCCCAGACAATCTGTTTTCCAAGATTCTTCGCATTGAAGAACATGCAATAGAACAAGTTGCAATCCTTGTTCTAAGTTGCGTATTAAAGTCTTCAGTAATTGAAACGCTATTGATAATGCCTTGATAGCGTTTAAAGAATTGAGTAGTAGGCGTAGTAATGATTTGATTATTTGAGTCTAAAAACCCACGCCAAACTTCTACCAAAGAGCCTTTAATGTCATTGCTAAGAATGATTCCAATATTGGTTGGGTCAATTCCTGTTAAGGCAATGGTCATGTCATCAGAAGTCGCCTTAATGTCGCGTTGCACATCCCCAACATTAAGCAAAGCACCAAGGTTTGAAAATGTAATACCGCTAACCGTAACAGGTGCAGCAGCATTACAAAATGTATAGACAGTCGCAGCAGTTCCAACAGTAAGCCGAACAAACTCTGCATGATTGATTTGCGAGCCAGTAACTGCATTAATAGTTGTCATGTAATGTATTCCCTGAAAACAAATGGCGCATCCCATTGAACAAACGCACCGCTTGTCATTGGGTTTAAAGTATATGTTGGGCAAGCTTCTGCAACAACAGTAAATGTACAAGCATTACCAATGTACACGGTTGTGCCAGAAGTTGGCGTACCAATCAAAGGACGATTGATGCCTACAGAAGAACCGGCAGAATCAGCCGTAATTTTGTAGCTATAGCCATTAATCATAATAAAGTCGCCAGCTTTAAATGTGCCATTAGAGGTTAAGGCCAGCGTTTGGGTGTTAAGCGTAGGCGTACCATTCAAAGTAGCAGCAGTAGCCGTTCCCTGCATGCTGGTAAACCAAGACAGATTTGTACTGTTAAAAGTAATAGTCTCTGGCAATTGACGGTCTTTGTTGTCAATGGCTTGAATAACACTTCTAACCTGTGGATAGTACAGATAGTTGTGAGGTGTAATGGTAAACACCCAAGGCACAGCCGTTAGATACTGCGCCACAGTAATGTAGCCAGACCTAGCAACCTGTTGACCAACCGTTCTTCGGTTGTTTACTGTCATGGATTGCTGTATTTCAAAGATGGTTTGGAAGCTCATGCGCGACCCCTGTTAACTGCCAGTGATTTGCCGGCATATTGATTTGCAGCCCAAATGGCATTAGAACTGCCAAGCAAGCGGTCCTCAAACGATTTAGTATCAATAGCATTGATGTAATTGTTAGTGACATTGGTAGTGCCACTCATATTCCCCATTTGATTATTTGGAATGATTGTTCCTGAACCAGAAGGCATAAATAACTCAGGTCCTTTTTCCCCGATGAGATAAGGAGTGTTGCCAGATACAGGACCACCAGTAGCCCTAGGAGCCAAGTATTGATTGAAGCTTGATGGCAATGCGCCACCACCGTCCATTGATGGACCCATTGTGGGAGCAAACATCATTCGCAAGAACGACAATGCTGCCGCTTTCATTTGAATGGCAATCAAGTCTTGAATAACGCTACGGGCAAAATCCTTCATGGAAAGCTTGCCCGTCTTAACAAACTTATCAATAGCAGAACTCATGTTGCCCCATACACTGTCAAAGACTTCAGAGGTCTTCTTCATGGTGTCTTGTAGTTCTACATTAAACTTTTCAAGCTGTTCTTGTTTCTGAAGTTGCTCAAGATTAGCACCTCCAGCTTCTCTTAATCTTTGATATTTAAGTGCAACTTCAGCCAGCCTCAATTCTTTTTCTGAGGCATAAATCATTTGATTTTTAAGTTGCAAATCTTCTTTATCTAATTCTAGATTTCTGGTTTTTTCTATTGCATCAAATCTAGCTGTAGCTTGCATTTGAGCAAATTGATTTGCCATATCTTCTAATTTTTGCTGCTCTTCAATTTGAGCTTTAGCTGTATCAATCTTTTCTTTCTGACGAATTAAACGAATCTTTTCGTTTTTCTTTACTTCAATATCAAGCTCTTCAGCAGCAAGTTGCCTTGCAAGAAGACCGCCCATTGCTCTTTTTTCTACTTCGCTTTTTGCACTAAATTCTGCCCTTTTTTCTGCAACTTGTTTTGCAGCTTCTAGTTCTATCTTTTCTACTTCATTGGCAGTTGCAAGAGCTTGCGTGTAAATTACACTTGCTTTGGCTTTTTCAGTGGCTGCAATAATTTGCTTTTCTTTATCAATACCGCCAGCAGCAGCCCTGTCCTCAATTTTTTGTTTAGCATCGCCAACATCCTTAGATGCTGCTGAACGAGCCTTTAAACGCTCAGTTTCAAGAATTGCTTCTCTTTGTTCTTTTAATAATTGAAGTTGCTTTCTTTGCTCTTTTTCAAAAGGACTATCACCTGTAGCTTTACCAACAGATTCTTGTACAGCTTTAATTTGTCTATCAAGTTGAGCAATAACTTGGTCTGTGGTTTCTGGCTTACCAATGTCTTTTAATAGGTTCCAGAATTTACTTAGTGCATTGGTTGTAGTTTCCCAAGCTTTATCAAGATAACCAAGCTCTCTGCGTTGTGCAGCCAATTGAGTATTTAAAGCAATAGAAGCAACCTTTGCTGCCTCTTGTAACTTTCCAGCTTTTTCAAGTGATTCAATTTGCTTATATTGCTCAAGAGTAAGGAAGTTCATTTCCTTATTCAAAGCTCTAGCACCAGATGCTGTGCCATCCAATCCACTCATCAATTTATCGGCAGCAGTTTTGGCATCTACTCCAGCAATTTGTGCATATGAAATAATTGCTTGAGTAACAGAACTAATTGATGCGGCAGTAAACTTACCAGAGGCAAGAACAGCATTCAAAGCATCTTTTGTCATTCCAAGAGAAGCATTTGTCCTACCGCTTAATTCAGTGGCTAATGAGTAAAACTTTTCAGTACTTACGCCAGCAAAATTACCTGTCAAAGTAATTGTGTCTTTTAGTTTGTCAAACTCTTCTCGACCAGCATAGGCTGCATAGGCAAGCGTACCAAAAGCCGCAGTAACGCCACCAATAGCCAATCGCATTGGAGTTAGGATAGTGCCAATGGCTTTGAACATATTGCCAAGGCCACCCATTTGGTCTTTTAACTGACCACCCTGTTGCAATAGAACAATAAATGGGTTTTGTCCAGCAGCAAGAGAAGTAACAAGGTCGGTTGTCTGATAGGTCAAACCCATCTTTTGCTGGGCATTCATTTTAAATTGAGCATCAACAGCTTTTGTTGTTGCAGTTGCAACAGCATCATAGGCTTTGGCTCTATCTAGTAATGCCTGTTTCATCTCCTTAGACGCATTCATAAAGCGTCCAGAAGTTGTTTCACGCTCCATCATCTGAACTTTGGTAAGTGTTTTACCGTAGTCATCTGTAGCGTTTTTCAGATTAATAATTTCAGCAGCAGCAGCGTTACTATCTCTGCGAATAGCATTTTTCAGCTTGGCATTTTCTGAAATTGCTTTGTCAATAGATGCTGTAAATTCCGCAGTATCCAATCCAAGGACAACGCCCAATCTAGCAATATTTTGAGAAGCCATTATTTTTTCCTTCTAGCCAGCTTTGCTGCGTAATCTGGTATCCGACCAGCTAATTGTGATTTTAAAGCGTCTAATACTGTTCCTGAATCTTGCTGCAAGGATATACGCAAAAAGGGATGGGCTGGCATTTTGGATGTGCCAAATTCTTGAGCAAGTGAAACAGCACTTTTCTTTACAGAAACTACAGCAATGGCTGCATCTGTTTCATTGACATATTCGCTTCGCTTGTCCTTTTCATTAGGAATACGAGCATCTAACCGAATGGTGTCTCGCATATGAAAAGGGTTCTTATCGTCCCTAGGTTTATCGCCTACAGGTGCTCTAGATACTGCGGAGTTATAAACTGACTCCATCGCTATCTTGGCGGCAGGAACAAGGGTATTACGGGCCACTAAATCACCACGGAAGCCATCAGCTATTTCCTTTAGCTGTTGCTCAAACTCAGCAAAACCTTCTAGTTCAAAGGTAAGCTTCTGTGGGACATAGACCATTTCACTCTTTCAAAAAATCCTCCGCACCCGGTCTAGTTTTCAAGAAAGACATTAATCGTTTATTGACTTCTGCTTTCTTGTCTTCTTCGCTCAATGGCGGGATGATGTATTCATGCGTTGACGGCAGCACATCTTTCATCTGGAAAGGAGCTGCTGCTTTACCTATTTTCGAGTTTAAATTGCCCGTAGTCAAGGAGCTTAAAGCTACCAAAATAGCTTTATTCCCTATCATGCCATCAGACAGCATAATCTCAATATTCCGCATGTCATCCGTAGGAACTTCGTCAGGACACCCACCGTGAGCATAAATATACGCTCTGGCTTGAAGGCGAATGTCCTTGATTAGTTTTTTCTGGAGTCCTTATATCCGGGCTGAATGGCCTCTGAAATCTTGTTCAGAACTTCCAATTGAACTTGGAAAGGCCACTCTTCATCAATTTCTTTGTAGGTAATGTCATCAAGATTGTCATGCTCTGGGACAATCAACTTAATGTACTCAACTGTGCGGTTTTCCATTTGCATGATGGACTTCACCAGTTCCCGTGTGGACCGGCCTTCAATAATCACATCATCATCTGTAACAACAATACCTTCAAGCTCAGTGCTATCTTTGAATGAAGCTGTCATCTTTTCAAATCTGATTTTAAAGTCAGATTCATCAATACTTTCAATACGCTCTTGAATTAATTCCATCTCTCTTGTCAGTGGGACACGAACTTTAAATGTGTGTCCACCCAATTCAAAAGTCTTTGTTCGCAGGGAATCAGAGGCGTAGTTGCTGCCTAGGGCAGAAGATAGTCTTGTCATGTATTTTCCTTAGTGTGCTTTAATAATCTTGTGGTAAATGGCTTCGTTCAACTCTACTGCATATTCGACAGCTTGAGTAGGAGTCATTTTATCTGCATGATGTCTGGCAATGTCATGCGCCAAAGCAATTGCAGTAATGCGCTGTTGAGTAAACCCAAACCAATTCTTAGAAGAATCAGATTGGGCTACTAGGAAACTCAATAGGTCATTGTTGTCTTTTATTATCGTGGTCATGTTTTATTCTGTAGGTTGAACTGTTCTTGCTCTAGGTGCTGGCGCAATATAAGGATTAAACTGAGCCAATAATGTGAGAGCGACAAACTCTGTTGTGTCAGGAGTAGCAGCCGCCAAAGCAGTAGCAACTTCCTGTGCATCTACGGGTAAACCCCGTGCAACAAGCACAGGGTCTGCATATGTAGAAGCCAGCGTTTCAATAGCTTCAGTTAATGTCATGGGTTAGACCAACCGTATTGGTTGCCCCGTGGGTGAATTGTGAAAGTACATTTTGCTTCAGCACCGGGAGCCGCATCAATTGTGAACTGTGATACGCGACCATTAAATGCATAAGCAATAGTGCTTGTTGCGCTTGTAGAAGCGGTCACAACGAATGTACGGTCAACCACACCAGAATAAGCATCACCACGAATCAACAACAGACCGGCATCGCTAGGATTCCAAGCTGCTGTGATTGTCATGCTGGTAGGAGCAGACTGAGTTGGGATTTTGTCTGATTGGCGTGAGCCGGCAACCATAAAGTTGGCAACAGCATCATCTTGACCAAATGCTGGAACTGCTTCCACATTCAATTGAAGACCAGATGCGCCTGTACCGCCAACGGCAGTACCAACGATAGTAGCAACTTGAGCCGACCAAACAGATAAGTTAGCTGTAGTAAGTGGCGTAGGAGTTGCGCCTGATTGCATCCAAAGCGCGGCACTAAAGCCGGGTAGAACTAAACTAGGAACTGCCATTTTAATGCTCCTTTAAGCGTTATTGCACCAACCGTATAGGTTGCCGCGAGGATGAACTGTAAATGTGCATTTAGCTTCAGCACCGGGCGCAGAATCAATTGTGAATTGAGACACACGACCAACAAAAGAGTAATACACAATGTTAGAGCCTTCAGTTGCGCTAATCACAAAAGTGCGATCAACAACACCAGAGTAGGCATCTGTACGAAGCAATGTGTTAATCACTGCATCACCGGGATTCCAAGCAGCAGTAATAGTCATTGATGTAGGTGCAGATTGAGTAGGAATCTTGTCAGATTGGCGTGAACCAGCGACTGAGAAGTTTGCTACTGCATCATCTTGACCAAAAGCTGGTACAGCTTCAACTTGAACCAAGTTGCCTGATACCGCAAGAGGCGCGACACTAGCGACCAAAGACAACTGAGCAAGTGTCAATGGAGTTGGAGTTGTTCCCGGTTGAGCATATAGCGCAGCACTAAAACCCGGCAAAATTTTATTTGGTAAAGCCATTTTGAGTTTCCTTCAAAGAGTTAATAAACTGTCTTATGTTGGGATGTCTAAAGTGCAATCTAGAAAGATTTGCGCCATATTTTCTTCATTGTTATAGCTGTTGTAAAGCCAATACACATCAGCCTTGGAGATATAAAATCCCCCGCTTAATGGATCACCAAACATCCCGCTATAACCATGCAACGATTGTAATATCTGATTTGATATTGTAAAACCGTCTTCAATCTTCTGACTGAAAATAGAAATCTGAAAAACAGGGCGGTCAATGCCCTTATTGGATTGCGTTTGGCCTGTATAAACGGGCTGGTGAACATTTCTCAGCATCCAAGTAATAAACTTAGGCTGATTAGCAAAATTGCGGTTAAACGCAGAATAAACAGGAATAGGCGACACAATTCCAGCCAACTGGTATTGGATTGCTTTTCCATATTCAACGACATTATTTTGTGTTGCCATATTTATACCGCTGTAACTGGGTCAGAACGGTAACATAAGAATGTGACACGCATTCTGTCATTAGACTCTCTGGCATCTGTAATGCGCCAATACGCATTGCGCCATGAAATTGAATACATCTGCTGATGGTCCACCATCTGCTTCATGTTAGGCGTGTAGTTCAAGGTGAAATTCACCAAGTCCTGATACAAACGGTATTTGTCAGCAATCTTTACGCTGTTGGCAACATCACCCACCAAAGCACGAGTACCAAACCACTTAGTCTGGGTTGTGCTTTGCTCGCCAAAAGTTGACTCACCAAAGGTCAGGTTATTGACTGTGATGTTTTCATACCGCTTGATTGACATCACATCACCAATGGTTTGTATGCACGAAGCAATGTGGTCACGCCAAATGGAATGTCTTTCAACTTCACTTCAGTGGCATTAGCACGGTTGTTATACAGGTGCGTAAACAACAGCAGCCCAGCCTGTTTAATCACAGGATAAGCTGAAATTGGATTAGGCACGGTGGTGTATTCCAACACAATGGGTGCAGTCATCACAGTATTAATGGATGTAGGCAATGAAGACACAATGACTTTATTACCCGAAGCATCATAGTAATACTGGTCAGCAGCCACCGCAGTCAACACGGGTGGAAACGAATCAGTCCAATAAGCCAAAGAGTCAATATAGACTTCTGGCTGACAAGCATATTGATTCTGGCTCACGGCTGGCAAATCAAAGCATACAGGCGAGGCAGCAAGGCTTGATGTACCGTACCAGACGCGATAACTCACGCTGAAGATACTCAGACCTAGGTAGTCCTCAATTGCTTGCCTTGTAGCCAGTTCTAAGCCCTTTAAATAGGGGTCCTGACTCTCATCCTCATACAAATTGATTTGCTGAGTGATTTCTTCAAGAGTCAACCAAGGCGTAACATTATCTCTATCAATCTGTTCAAACTTTTCATAGTTAAACGGATTTCGGGTTTGCGCCCCAGCGGGTGAACCATATTGATAATTATCAACTGCCATGTTTGGCCCCTTTAATCAAGCCAAGTCAAACGGACACCGGCAAATGGATCACGGACAGTGCTTACGAGTCTTTTCTCTGCGTACAGGGTGATAAAGCCGGGCTGGGTCTGCTCCATTGCCTGAATGGTCATCTCTTCCACATCAGCAATAGAAACAAATCTAGACCAATCAGCCAAATAGATTGGGTACTTGTTAACACCAACTTCATCCAGATAAGGGTTAACAATTACTCTGTGACCAAAGATATTGCCAACAGCACTACCGTCTTCGTCACCAACCTCAAGGAATACAGGCATACCGCTGCCACCTGTCAATTCACGCAAGGCCAAGATTGTTGTCGGGTGCATCATCCAGCAAGTGGAATCAAAGTTCCAATAGGCTGCTGGCAGTGCGCTTGCCAATTCAACAATGTCGTTATAAGAAACTGTTGCAGCACCTTGGTTAATTGTGGCAATTGTATGGATACCATTTGTGATGGCAGTACCAGATGTGCCGTAATCAGAAACAGAACCAGAGTTGTAGTAGTTCAAACCACGCAAACCATTTTCTGCACCAGTATCTGTTGTAGTAGAACCAGATTGGTCATTGTTAGATACCATTGATTGAGCTTCAATAGTACTGAATTCAAGCATCAAGTCCTGAACGATTGCTTCGTTCAAATAATTAACATCGGACATGACCGCAGTACGAATAGGTAACTGCGCTGAAATAACACGGGTTGGCAACTGCCAAATATTTGTATCAATATCTGGTGAACCACTATTGGGGTCAACAGTGTAGGACCAAGCATTTGTTGGGCTGGCTGCATTACCAACTTTAGCAACAAACTGAACACTTGAGCCAGCGGCTGCAATTTGTCTTGCATACTCGCGGATTGGATTAGCGTATCGCAGTCTTGAGAACGCATCATCAAAATATGTACGACCACCGACACCATCACCAGAACCAGTAATCGCAGACGCTTCACGCAAATCAACTTTTACTTGTGCGCCAGTTTGAATGGTTTCTTGGATTGCTAGTAATATTTTCTGTGTAATGGACATGGTGATTTCCTAAATTGGTTTTATAAAAAAGGGGGATGTTTAGTCCCCCTGTTTCATCAGGCGGCTGTGCCTGTAGAACGATAGCGAACACCAGCGTTAGGATCGCGAACAGATGTTGCCAAACGCTTCTCACCGAAGAAGGTGATGTAGCCGGGCAATGTCTGGTCGTATCTACGCATAACCATGTTCAACCTGTCTATGATTGTATGGAAACGGCTCCAATCAGCAAAGTACATTGGGTACAAGCTAGAAGTGCCAGCAGAAGCAACAGTAGCTTGTGATGGGTTATCCAAGTACTTGTTCATCACCACATCAAAGCCAAGCAATTGACCAATGATGCCATCGGGGTTCAATGATTCAACAGAGTTGAAGATTGGACGACCATTGGTATCTTGCAGACCACGGATGGCTTGAGCCAACACTGGGTTAATCATAAACTTAGCGTTTGTGGTCCAGTATTGTTGTGGCAAAGCATAGATCAAGTTAATCACATCTTTGTACACAATGGCGTTAGCACCAACAGTGTTTGCATTTGATGTCAATTGGTCATAAGTTGCCAAGTTGTGCAAACCACTTGTAGAACCAGTACCAGAAGAACCAAATGAAGGTGTAGAAGTTGTACCACCAGTGTATGTGCTATTAGAACCAGCGTACTGATCTAAACCGCGCAAACCGTTGCTTCCACCGTATGGCAATGTAGTTGCGCCTTGGTCATTATTCTGCACCATAGACAAAGCTTCTTGCTGTGCGAATTCGGCAAGCATGTCATCAACCACATTGGCTTCCAAACCATCGATGTCATCAAGGGCAGCAGTACGAATTGGGAACTGGACATTCAAGTCTTGCAAAACGAGTTGCCAGATTGATGTGTCTTCAGTTGTAGGATTCGCACCAGAAGATGTGTTGTTGTTAATGCCATAGCCCCACATCGCACCAGCGTTGCCTGTCTTCACCCTAAATTGATAGGATGAACCATCAGTAGCAACAGTGCGAGAGATGCCGCGCATAGGATTAGCTAAACGCAATGCAACGAATGTTGGATCATAAGCTGTACGACCACCTTTACCGTCACCACCGGCTGTCAGTTGTGAAGATTCATTCAGGTATGCAGAGTACTGGCTTTCGTCTTCAAACATCTTCAATTCTTTTTCTACGCGACCATTGCCTTTGTAGAAAGAAGAGAGTTGTTCTTTGACAGAACGGTTTACATCACCACGAATTGTCTTGGCAGGAGCCTTGATAATTGTAGGAGCTTGAATAGAAGATACTTTGGCTTCCAAAGCAGCAACCATTTCACTGAATTCAGCTTTAACAGCTTCAACAGCAGCGGGAATTTTGGCTTCTACAGCCGCAACGCTTTCAGCTTGTTCAGCTTGGATAGCGTCCAATTTTTCAATAATTTCTTTTGACATGATTAACCTTTAAGTCGTTTGTCGAGGAGTTTAAGAAGTTCTCTTTGCTCAAGAGCAGCAAGAATTTCCACTTCGGTCGCTTCCGCTTCTGAATCTCTCAAAATTGGTGCATCTTCAACAGGTTTTGTTGCAGCATCTCGCTGCTCCAGCACTTGCTTGAATACAGAAGCAGCAGCAACCGCATTCTGTTTAGAAACCCCTGCATCTCGCAAAGATTGTTCTAATTGTCGCAAGTCAACAGAGCCATCTTCCATGAAGAATTCAAGCTTGTTAACTTCAGCTTTTGGATTGTTTGGATGCATCACTACGCTAGTCTCGCGCAAACCACCTTTAGTGATTTGGAAGTATGCTTGTTGAGATTCGTCTGGTTCGCCATCAGCATTAACCATCTGATATTCATCGGCATAAGCACCAACAGAAACACCGCCAAACATATTGGGTGATTCTTTCATTACTTGATATAAATCTGAACCAACTGTGGTGTTTAGGAATAAACGACCACTGGCACTCATGCCTGTTTCGTCCATTTCAATGGATGTCCATTCGCCAACAGGAATAGCATCGGCATTATGGTTAACATGCATTGGAAGAGGTCTACCAGAAGAGGCAAACTCTTTGGCCCAATCCATAAATCCCTCTGGTTGGTAATTAAACCTACGCCCATCAGCACCTTCGCGTGGACCCCAAGTAGTAATTCGAGCCTCAATCTTGCCTGTAGGTTCTCCGCTTGCGGATTTTTCCGTGAGGTTCAATTTTGCTTCGCAAATCAGATTCATTTTCATTAATAGCCCCTAAAGCCATAGATTGATTGTTGTCTTGTATTTTAGGGGGTTGCCCTAAAAGTACAGGCAACTGTATTACAGGTTTACGAACCTGTTTCGCTAATGCTAACAGATATTTTGAATCAGTTTGCATTATTTTTCAAGTCTTTCCTATATTCATCTTCTTAGTTTGATTACCACCACCGCCACCTGTATCTTGAGGGCTTGAGCCGGCAATTTGGTCAGCGGGTTTATTAGGGCTTACCAATTCATCCCCGCCTTCCATATGGCACATGCCCATATATTCACGGGCCTCATTAGGAGTCATTATTCCATTGGTCACACCGGCTGTCGCAAAGTTCATTTGGTCAAGTGGTGCGCCCTTTAGAAAGTCGCTGGTGTCAAACTCAATGCAAAGTGATGGATAGCCTGTAAACAGATGCTGCTTGAGCTTCTCTTGGATGTTGACCAGCATTGGGTACATGGTCCCTTTGTAGAACTCATCCATTTGGGTCTGGCTATTGTTGTACTTGCCGTCAATGATGCCAATCATTTGTGGGGGTACACCAAAGAGGCCACAGATACGCCTCATGGTCTGCATCTTCAGGTTGGCTGCATCAGCATCCTGTAGGTTAAGCATCTCCAAGGGTGTGTACTTCATGCCTTGGTCCAACAACATGCCTTGACCGGGCTTAGAGGGGTCAGACTGCCTTGACCCAACCATATTGCTCCAAGCCTCTTTCAGACGGGCTGCAATTTCCTTATATTTAGTGTCAGGAATAACAGAATCAGTTGTAAACATGCCAGAAGGTTTAGCACCATTTTGCATAACATAGTTTGCATAAAGGTCTATATCTTGGTCCAAAGCTACTAGCTCCGCAGCCAAAATACCTTTGTTAAAACCGGCAGAACCTTGCCATGCCATCTCTTTGCAGTGCATGATTTGATGGGCATTAAGTGGCTGGTCACGGCTAAAACCGTAGGACGGTGTAGACAGGCGATAGGATGGATACCTAGCAGGATTAATTGTCACTGCAATCAATGTACTGTCCATAATGTACATTTCCAAAGGAGTCTCAGTTGCAGACTCTTGGTCTTTTCTCCACCACAAGGTAAACGCCTCACCAGCAAGCTCATACCACATGAGCCACTGATACCAAAACTCATATTTGCTCTGGAAGTTGTTAGGGTTGTTCAAAAGCTTGGCTACTTGCTTGGCTTTCGTCTTATCTCGCGTACCAACTGACTTATCTTTGATGGCGTTGATATATTCGCCATCTTCAGTTTCGCAATTAATGTTGATTGGCAACTGTGCAAGCGCACGAGCTTTAATCGCAATACAGGACATCACTGTACTGTTGCGAGTGAGCATGGACATGTCAACAGGACGACCAGCATTGGTAGTGCTGGCAGTTGTGACATAGAGTATCTGGGTATTTACATTTGGCTGCTGTTTATTGCTTTGGTAAACAATATTGTTGCCCAATGCAGTCTGTCCAAACAACGAGTTACTCTCATTATTTGTTACTTTTTTACTGCTAAAAACATCCAAAAGTCCCATGATTTTCTCCTATTTCCGCACATTCTACCAATCTAATGACCTAAAGCCAAATGATTCCGTAACGAAAACATTATCTAAGTGGCAGTGTAACGCCATAATCATAGAAATAATACCATCAACTTTAGCTGATGGGTCAGCTTCATTTTTACGCACCTTCACATTACCGTTGACATCGGTATAAACCTCGCAGTTTCCTAGCTGCCAACCCACAAATGGATTGCCATCATGCTTTATGGCTTTTTTAAGAATAAGCTGCTCAGTTGTTTTGCTTGGGTTTGACAGTACAGCCATACCTTGGCCCACTTTTTTAGTAGGTAGCCCGTAGCTGTATAGGTTTGCAACCAACGCAGCAGCGTTGTAGGGATCGAAAGCAATTTCTTTAACATCATGGTCAAGACACTCCTGTTTGATGTAGGTTTCTATCTCATTCAGGTCCGTTACATTGCCCTGAGTGAGCTTCAGGATACCACTAGCTTGAGCTTGTAGGTAGATTGGCTTGTAATGGTTTGGCACAAAATCCATAGACTCTTCTGGCAAAAAGAACTGGAATTTTGCATAAAAGTCTTCTTCGCCATACCTGTGCAAAGTACAAACGGCATTCAAATCTCGGCTGTGGGCCAAGTCAAATGCAATAAAAGTAGATTCTGGTTTATCTGCCGGCAGCTTGGCAATAGACTCATCCCAGAATCGCCTATCCACCCATGCACTGTTGGCAGACACATAGATGTTCAATTGCTTGCACAGGAACTCATTTAAGCTGGCTGGTTTGGCAGAAGCTTCCGCAGCCATGTGCTTAATATGCTCTTTAGTGACCGACACGCCCAACATAGGGTTTGCCTTAATCCAGATGTCAGGATTGCTCCACTCATCACCGGGGTCAATGCTGTACAGCAACCCAAACCATCTAAAGTTGTCTTCGGCAGCTCCACGCAAAACAGAACGGAAATGGCTCAAATCCTCATAGAACTTGGTTTCCTTGGTAAAGCTGGCAGTGGTCAAATACATCCGCAGTGGGTTCTTCCTAGCACCCATACCAGAGTGCAGGACCTCGATGGATGACCTCTCTACAATCTGCGCTGCTTCGTCCACCATCGCTACAGAAGGGTTTTTTCCGTCACCCGTTTTCCTGTTTTCTCTAGAAAGGGCGCGGTAAGTAGAAGTAGAGTCGCCAGCCTTCTTTAGCTCACTTCTGTAGACAATGAACTTAGCAGCAAGCTCCGTCTTCATGCCTTCCACAATGGCCTTAGAAGAGTCAAAGCAGATAGACGCTTGGTCGCGGTTAGTCGCTAGGGTAAACACCTCTGCGCCAGCATCGCCAAACTGCAATTCATACAGGGCAATGATAGACGCAATGGTAGTCTTGCCAGACTTCCTAGGCACAAACAACATGACATCCGTCACCCAGCGGGTATTGATGTCGTTCTTTGCGCGGAAGCCGTAAATGCCAGCCAGAAACAAAATCTGAAATGGCTGTAGCTCAATCGGTTTACCAGCATCTGGCCCCTTCACATGGCGGCAGAATTTGACAAACTTCAGTATATGTTCGGCTTTCTCAGCCTTGAATTCGTAAGGCGCATCTTTACGCTCTGCCATATCGAGGAATCGCTGGCAACCCAGCTTTACATCCTCACATGCTGCTATGTCACCACGAACTACACTGATTGCGTACTGAAACGCTGGCTCAAGCAGTGGCGAATAGCTCATCGATGTCGCTGGCTTTCTTACTTAATTTAGGTCTACCACGGGCCACTAGCCCTAGCTCCGCAAGCATCTTGATAGCCTTGTCAGCCATCTCAGTGCGAATCTTGTACCAAGGGCTGGCGGCTTCCCCTGAGTTGTATGAGTACAAATGTCCCAGTTCCCGAATGTTGATTTCGGCTGTCAGCAAGCTGTCCACAGTGATGACCAATGAGCCAATCAAAAACTCATCGCTTGCAGTGAGCGCACCTGTGCTGCCTTCTACTTCTGCGCGGATGGCAGTCTCAAAAGCTGACTTGTCCCAACTGTTTGGGTCCTCAAGATATTTCAAAATGTGTCTGGGTTTTTTAGCCATAGGTTTTCCTGTCTTGTTTGCATAGGTTAGCACAACTGCGCCCATGCGTACACCCCCTCCC